CCGAGCAGGTGCTCGACAAATACCTGCGCCAGCACCTCGCCGACATGGCGGAGATTGAGATTGAGCTCAGGTGATTTTGACGGGTCGGGCGAAATCCACCGTGCCTGGCTGGCGGGTCTCGCACCCGACCCGGCGCTGACGGTTTCCGAATGGTCGGATCGCCATCGGATACTATCGTCAAGGTCCGCCTCAGAAGCCGGGCCATACCGAACCGCGCGCACACCGTTCATGCGCGAGATCATGGATGCGTTGTCGCCAAGCCACCCGGCCCGGCGGGTCGTGTTCATGAAATCCGCCCAAGTCGGCGCAACCGAGGCCGGAAACAACTGGATCGGTTATTGCATCCACCGGGCACCGGGGCCGTTTCTGGCGGTGCAGCCGACGGTCGATCTGGCCAAGCGGCTGAGCCAGCAGCGGATCAACCCACTGGTTGAGGAAAGCCCGGAACTGCGCGAGTTGATCATGCCGTCGCGATCGCGGGATTCCGGCAATACGATTCTGGCGAAACAATTTCCCGGCGGGCAACTGATCCTGACCGGGGCCAACTCGGCGGTGGGTCTGCGCTCGATGCCAGCACGCTGGATATTTCTGGACGAGGTCGATGCCTATCCCGGGGACATTGACGGCGAAGGTGATCCGATCGCGCTGGCCGAGGCGCGCACCATCAGTTTTGGTCATCGGTCCAAGGTGTTTCTGACCTCAACCCCGACCATCAAGGGCGTCAGCCGGATCGAGCGGGAGTATGATGTGTCTGACCAGAGGCGGTATTTTGTGCCCTGCCCGCATTGTGGCGGCATGCAGTGGCTGCAATTCGAGCGGTTGCGCTGGGCGAAAGGCCGACCGGAAACCGCGCGCTATGTTTGCGAACACTGCGAGGAGCCGATCGAAGAACGGTTCAAGACACAGATGATGGATGAGGCGAATGGTGCAGCTTGGATGCCAACGGCGGATGACGGAACGCGCGCAGTGGCAGAAGCAGCCGGGGTCGTCGGGTATCACATCAACGGGCTTTATTCCCCACTGGGTTGGCTTGGCTGGGCCGAAATTGCCCGAAGCTGGGAGGAAGCAGCGGGAAATGACGCCGCTCTGAAGACGCTGAAAAACACCATTCTTGGCGAGACATGGCAGGAACGCGGTGAGGCCCCGGACTGGCAGCGGCTTTACGAGCGGCGCGAGGAATACCAGCTGGGCCATGCGCCTTCCGGTGTTCTGGTGCTGACCGCCGGTGCAGATGTGCAGAGGGATCGCATCGAGATTGATATCTGGGGCTGGGGCAGGAATTTGCAATCCTGGCTTATCGAGCATGTGGTGATTGATGGCGATACCGCCAGTCCCGAGGTCTGGGCCCAATTATCGGAATTCCTCGCCACCACATGGCCACATGCCGACGGCGCGCGTATGGCATTGGCCCGAATGGCGATTGATACCGGCGACGGCGTGACCACCGCCATGGTCTATGCTTGGGTGCGCGCGGCCGGGCGCGGACAGGTGATCGCCATCAAGGGTGTCGGCGGGTTTGACCGTTCCACTCCGGTGGACGGGCCGACCTATGTGGAAACCACCGAGGGCGGGCGCAAGCTCAAACGCGGCGTGCAGCTCTGGAAAGTGGCTGGGGCCGTATTCAAATCCGAGCTTTATCGCCTGCTGCGCCTGAACCCACCCACTGATGACGAACTGGCGGAAGATGGTGAATGGCCCGCCGGGTATGTCCACATCCCCAAGGGCACGCCTGCTGAATGGTTCCGCCAGCTAACCGCCGAGCACCTGATGGTGACCAAAACCCGGCAGGGTTTCCAGAAACTTGAATGGCAGCAAATTCGCGAGCGCAATGAGGCGCTGGATTGCCGGGTTTATGCCCGCGCGGCCGCGTGGCTGATGGGCATCGATCGCTGGGATGAACGGCGCTGGGAACAGCTGGAAGAACAACTGAGGCCGGGAAAGATCGAGGCCGCACCAGCGGGTGTGCCGGACCGATCACCACAAAAACAGACACCGCGCCGCCAATCCGACTGGATGGGCAACGGGCGCAGAGGGAAATGGTTCTGAGATATGGCATACACGCAAACCGAACTTGATGCGCTGAAAGCGGCGTTCGCGGCCGGCGTTCTGCGCCTGACCTATGACGGCAAATCGGTAGAATACGGCAGCGCCGAAGACATGCTGCGCCGCATATCCGTGATTGAGGGTGAAATGGCAAAGGCGGGCGGCAAGCCCCTGCCCGTGGCAGGTTTCGCCTCTGTCCGCAGGGCGCGCTGATGAAACAGGTCGCGCCAAACGTGCGCTGGGGCCTACTGGACGCTGCCATTTCCAGCATTGCCCCACGCGCGGCCTCGCGGCGTTATGCCGCCCGGGTGGCAATTGCCAACATGCGACGCGGTTATGATGGTGCTGCGCGTGGTCGCGCCACCGATGGCTGGGTGGCGGGTGGCACATCGGCGGATAGCGAGATTGCCGTGGCCGGACCGGTGCTGCGGGCACGCATGCGCGATCTGGTACGCAACAACGCCATTGCAGCGCAGGCGGTGCAGGTTCTGGTCAACAATATCGTTGGTTCCGGCATCATTCCCCGCGCCAATACCGGCGATGCGGATCTGGACAAAACTGTCGATCAACTCTGGCAGCGCTGGGCGGCGGGCTGCGATGCCCATGGCCATACGACGTTTCAGGGGCTGCTGAGCCTTGCGGTGCGTGAAATGGTCGAAGGTGGTGATGTGTTCGCGGTCAAACGCACCTTGCGGCGTGGATCAAATAGTGCGGTTCCGCTGCGCATTGAGTTACGCGAGGCAGATAATCTCGATGAAACCCGCATCAATCAGCTGCGTGACGGCTCCGGCATCCGCCAGGGGATCGAATACGACAAGGGCGGCAATCGCGTAGCCTACTGGATGTACCCCCATCATCCCGGCAATTCGCTGGTTTCCTCGCAACTGAGCCCGGTTCGGGTGCGCGCCGATATGGTGGCACATCTGTTTGAGCGCCAGCGGGTGCAGAACCGCGGCGTGCCCTGGGGCACCCCGGCGATGCGGGCGATCCGCGACGTGGACGACTGGCAGAATGCCGAGCTGGTACGAAAGAAAACCGAGGCCTGCCTTGTCGGCATCGTGTTCGGAGCCGAGGAAGACCAGATGTCGATCGCACCTACGGTGCAGGATGCCGACGGCAACCGGGTGGAACAATTCGAGCCGGGGCTGATTGCCTATGCGCGCGGTGGCAAGGACATCAAGTTCAACCAGCCAGCCAGCACCGCCGGGGTTTATGAATGGCACCGCGTGCAGCTGCATATCATCGCAGCCGGGTTTCGGGTGCCTTATGCGCTGATGACCGGGGATTTGAGCCAGACCAATTTCGCCTCCTCGCGCGTTGGTCTGAATGAATTCCGCCGCATGGTCGCGCAAGTTCAGCACCAGACAGTGATCCCGATGTTTTGTGAACCTGTCTGGCGCTGGTTCATTGAAATGGCCCAGGTGGCAGGATTGCTGCCAGCGGAAGCACACATTCCGGCACAATGGACACCTCCTCGGTTTGAAAGCGTCAATCCTCTGCAAGATGCGCAAGCCGACATGCTCGAGGTGCGGGCCGGATTTTCCAGCCTGCCACAGCAGATCGCCCGGCGTGGTCTGGATCCGGAAACCCTGATCGCCGACTGGGCTGCATTTGCCGACAAGACCGATGCGTTGAAGCTGGTGTTTGACAGCGACCCGCGCCTCGTCAGCAAGGCCGGGCTTGCCCAGACCGTTGACCCGACCCAGCCAACCCCACCGCCGGATCAGGGCAGCACCTGAAGGAGACCCCAATGCCTGACACCACCATAGACCTCCCGGCGTTGAGCCGGGAGGCACAGCTGCGTGCGGATACCGTGAACGAGGTCGCCCGCACGGTTGAGATTACCTGGACGACCGGCGCAACGGTGCGACGCAACCGGATATTTCAGGATGCGATTGACGAAGAACTCTCGGTCGATCCCGGTGCTGTACGGCTTGAACGCCTGAATGCCGGGGCACCGTTTCTGAACACCCACCGGGCCGGATCGCTCGAATCCGTGCTGGGCGTGGTGGAACCAGATTCCGCACGCATTGAAAACGGTCTGGGCACGGCCACCATCCGGTTTTCAGAGCGCGCCGATGTGGAACCGGTGTTTCGCGACATCGCCGCCGGGATCATCCGCAACGTTTCGGTCGGCTACCGGGTTCATCGCTATGACATCGAGAAACGCGACGGTGCGCCGGAACTGTGGCGCGCGGTGGATTGGGAACCGCTGGAGATTTCCGCCGTTCCGATCGGGGCCGATCCGGGTGCGCAGGTTCGGGGCGGTGAAGCCCAGAGCGAGACACAAAACCCCTGCATCCTGACCCGGCAGAACGCCTCCACCGAAATTGAACACATTGAAATCACGAAAGGAAACGACATGCCGAAGAGCAAGAAGGCGACGGGCAGTGAATCCAACGACACCGTTCGCAATGAAGGCGCATATCAGACCCGCACTTCTGAGCCCAACGTTCAAACCCCCGCACCAGAAACCCGGACCGCGCCCGACCCGGACGCCATCCGCACCGAAGAACGCCAGCGCGCATCGGAAATCATGACCCTGTGCCGCCGACATGATCTTGACGGTCTGGCCGCTGATCTGATTGGGCGCGGTGTCACACTGGATACCGCCCGCACCGAGATTCTCGACAAGATCGCCGATGCTGACCCGCTCCAGGGCCGGGTACATGAACCCGCCCCGGCCAGCGCCCGCAGCAATGGTGACGCGGACACCACCTATCGGGACGCCGTGGCGCAGGCGCTGCTGCATCGTCACAACCCCGGTGCCCACGAACTGACAGCCGCCGGGCGGGATTTTCGCGGCATGTCGCTGATCGAACTGGCCCGCCATGCGCTGGAACGGCAGGGTCAATCCACCCGTGGCATGTCCCGCCTAGAACTTGCCGGTGAGGCGCTCGGCACCCGCGCCGCCGGGGCCATGTCCACCTCCGATTTCCCGGCGATCCTAGCCAATGTCGCCAACAAAACCCTGCGTCAGGCCTATTCCAGCAGCCCACGCACCTTTGCCGCCTGGGCGCGCCGCGCCACCATCACCGATTTCAAACCGGTCAGCCGCACCCAGATTGCCGGTGCCCCCGATCTGGAAAAGGTGTTGGAAAGCGGTGAATTCAAATACGGCTCGATCGGTGAGGGCAAGGAAACCTATGCATTGGCCACCTATGGCCGGATCGTGGCGATCACTCGACAGGTGCTGATCAATGACGATCTCGATGCCTTCACCCGCATTCCTTCGGCTTTCGGCGCAGCCGCCGCCGATCTGGAAAGCGATATCGTCTATGCCATCCTGACCCAGAACCCCAACATGGCGGACAACAAGGCGCTGTTTCATGCCAGCCACGGCAACCTCGGCACCGCGGCAGGTGTGACGGAGACGGCGCTGGGCGAGGCATACCGCAAGTTTGGCTCGCAAAAGGGTCTCGAAGGGCGTCTGATCTCGATCCTGCCCAGCTACATCATTACGCCGCCGGGCACGCGCGCGATTGAGGCGCGCAAGCAGATGACCCAGACCACGCCCTCCGCCACGGCGGATGTGAACACCTTTGCCGGGCGGTTGCAGGTGATCGAGGAGCCGCGCCTCATCCCGTCCTCGGGCACTGATCCGTGGTTTCTGGCGGCTGATCCAGGACGCGTCGACACCATCGAGTACGCCTATCTGGATGGCCAGGAGGGCGTCTACACCGAAACCCGGACCGGCTTCGAGGTCGACGGCATCGAGATCAAGGCGCGCCATGATTTTGCCGCCAAGGCAATCGACTGGCGTGGGCTGTTCAAAAACACCGGTGTGTAATCAAACCTTCTGACGGAGAACCCCCATGAAAAACTACGTTTCCACAGGCGACCGCCTGTCCTTCACCTCCGGTGCCGATATCGCTTCGGGCGATGCGGTGCAGCTTGGTGCCCTGTTCGGTGTGGCCACCGGCGACATTGCAACCGGCGATGAAGGCACCATCAAACTGGCCGGAATTTTCGATCTGACCAAAGCGCCGTCGCAATCCTGGGCTGTCGGGGTCAAGGTCTATTGGGACGCCACCAACTGGTGGGCCACAACCACGGCCTCTGGCAACACGCTGATTGGTGCGGCGGCCGCTGCGGTTGGCGGCGGCGCATCCGAAACCATCGGCCGCGTGCGCCTCAACGGCACAGTTTGATCGAGGCAGCTGATGAGTGTCACTGACAATGCCCTGGCCGTAATGTTCGCCAATCCAGTCATAGCCCGGGACGCGGCCTGGTTCCCGGGCGGCACTGGCCCGGGTCAACCTCTGCGGGTGATCCTGCGTTCGCCAGATACAATCACGGAATTCGGCGCTGCGCGGGTGTGGTCGGAAACTGTGGTGGCCGACATCCGGGTGGCGGAGGCCCCAAGCCTTGCGTCGGGTGACCGGATCGACATCGACGAGGTGCCCCACACTGTGCAGGGCGAGCCGGTGCGTGATCGCGAGCGAGTGATCTGGACGGCGGAACTGGTGCCCGCATGAGGTTGACCGTTGATTTCTCGCCCGATCTAGTGGCGCTGCTGGAACAGGAGATAAAGGCCGGTGAACGCGCGGTGACATCCGCGATGAAATCCGCCGGTGCCGAGTTGAAACAGGACTGGCGCGAGCAGATCACCCGCGCCGGGCTGGGGCACCGCCTGCCCCGCACCATTCGCAACAAGACCTACCCGACCAGCGGCGACAGCATCAATGCCGCTGCCTTCGTCTGGAGCAACGCCCCGGAAATCCTCAATGCCCATGATCGCGGCGCGCTGATCCGCTCGAAATCCGGGTTCTGGCTGGCGATCCCGACCGAGGCCGCCGGAAAAGGCCGCGGTGGCGCACGCCTAACACCGGCAGAATGGGAGCGCCGCCGCGGCATGCGGCTGCGGTTCATCTATCGCCGCAATGGGCCCAGCCTTTTGGTGGCCGAAAAGGCGCGGATCAACACGCGGGGGCTGGCGGTGGCCTCGCGGTCAAAGACCGGGCGCGGACAGGTCAGCGCACCGATATTCCTGCTGGTGCCGCAGGTGAAACTGCGCAAACGG